TGACCTGTAAATGTTTTAAACTTTGAGCTATGTGGATTGAATCCCTGCCTAGGTGTATAGATTACGTCCCCTGTAAATTCATCTACATCAAAAATAAAGTCCTTACCAAACCTCATTTCTCCTGTATTTTTTAAATCTACTTGCTTTGGATTAGTCCAAGTAAAGTTTTCTACATCTCCAGCTTTATAAGGAAGGTCATTATCAGCTGATTTCCAAAATGGGTCAGACACTTTAATCCTGTGTTCCCATTGACGAAATTCAGGGTCAAGACTGGTAAGTTTTGTGTTCCAAGGATTTTGTCCATTGTTCCAGTCAGTAATATGTTTCTTAACCCATTTTGCTGATTCTCCTTCTCTACCCTTGGTAGGTGCTGCATTGACTGCTCTGTTCGCACGGGTAAGGTCCATTTGACCAGTTCTTCCTGTACTACCCGGACCCGGGTTAATTTGTGATCTTTGAAATCCCCATTTTTTACTATTAGGATTAGGTTTAATCATCCATTCGACTTTTTCGGTCCCACCTCTAGGAACCCAATAGCCAATACCAAGAGCTTCTCTAATAGCCGGCCACTTATGACTACCTCTTGGCATTTTATCCCATATTATTTTTGCTTTTTTAAAATAGTCTTCTTGTGATAGTGTCGTTCGACCTAACTCATCTATAAATTTATTAGCCATTAAAAAAGCCCCTTGCGGGGCGGTAAATTATCTATGCAGCGAGGTGGTCGCTTATCATTTTTTCTCGTATTGGTCTAGGTCCCCAACGATGTCTCATCCATTGGAGCCAGTTTCTACTACCTTTATCCTGATTGCACTTCTTGCAGGCACATACGATATTCTTCGTAAGAGTTTCTCCACCTCTGCTAAGAGGTTTGACATGATCGAGTGTGAGTTCGTTTTCTTCATAAGTTTTTCCGCAATAAACACATTGACAATTGAAGTGCTGTTTCACAGCTCTTCTCCAGAGCCGTTTTGAATCTGAACTTGTCATGGTTATTAAATTGTGTAAGTAATGTTTAGGACTTGGTAGTAGAGGGGTCATGCTTTACGTATTTTGAGTCTGCTTTTTCTGTTTTTAGATGGAGACTGCAAGGTTGCGTCTTTCGGGTTTTTACTGTTTTGTTTTCCCGGTTTATGGGCGACATCTTTCCCGTCACCATTGCCATAAGTACCTTTGGCTCTGTTAATAGCATTCGCGTTGACACGTAGTTTTAATCCCTTTTCTGTTCTGTTGTATGCTTTTTGTTGAGCTTTATAGTTGCCATTGGCATACTTAGCTCCTGACTTTGCCATAGAGTTTTGCCTTTACTAAATCTGGGTCTATTTCAGGCAATACGCTTGCCAGCTTTGATAGTGGGCTGCCGTCATAAGCAACTCCACTAATATCGTTTGACTTCAGCCAATCACATGCTGCTTTTAAGTCTTGAGTTGTAGCTTCTCCGCTTTTAACTCTGTCTAGAAATTCTTGTGTGACCAACTGATGTAGTTCATTGAACTGTTCTTCAGTTGCTTTCTTCATGCGTTTCTTTTTTTTGTTTTCTTTTTCTTCTTTGCTTTCTCGATTTTCAATATTTTGTTCTTGTCCTTCTTATATCTTTCAGGATCAATGTTATATAGATAATCGGGAAATCTAGTGGTTTTTATCTTTAAAATGTTGTTTGCTGCCATTTTGGTCCTCTCAGAATCGCCTGTAAGGGGCTTGTAATTTTGTCTGGGTATGTTTGTACCTTCAAAATGGGGCTCCATTCTCGGGTAATTCGCTTTTGAAAAAATTAAGAGTGATATACTGATTTCTCGCTAGATTGGTTGATGGTATAAATCTATGCCAAAGATTTGACTTGAATACTACAAATCTGTTTTCTTTAGATTTAACTGGAGCCCTATTATCTAGTAACTCCACATATCCATCGCATTCGTTTAACCATAAAACTCCAGTCCAGCAATCCGCGCCAATATCATGATTGACATGCCATTGTGCTAATGGCTTGTCTTTAATAGCAGCATCACAATTAGCTTGGAGATGAATAAGACAATCTGGTTGGACTTTGCCTAACAGAGTGTCGTACATCATATCCCAATAACCATCTACCGGAGTAACTATACCTTCGTTGAAGTGGTAGAAGGTATGCACCATCATCCACTCAAACGGGTCATGTCCGAAGTTTTCGTCCTTATAGACTCTCCAATCTTCGACGTTATTTTTATCGTGAGTATATCTACGTTTTAAATCTGACTTCCTAGCTTCCACAATACGCCAATACATATTGGGGGATTGAAAATGTTTCTTTAGAATATTGAAGTCATGGCTGGGTAGAAACTCGTTGTATATCAACCTTTCGGCTGTATCAGTCAAGCTTTAAACCTCTCTTTACAACTTCTAGTGCTTTGTCGTCTAAGTCGTTATCAGTCTGTTCTACGAGTTTCTCAAGTAAGTCCACGACAAATCTCTTAAACTTTTCACTTTTTAAACTACTTAGAACGAGTGGTTTTAGAATTGCTAACATTTTTTTGATTTAATAATGATTGAATAGGGACGATATCCGAGCACATGCCATAGACACGTGTACCCGGGAGAATCGTGAATCCCTTTTGTTGTAGTTCGGCACATTTGAGAGCACGTACCAGCTCATAATCGAGACGATCTTTTTGTATCTTTGATTCAGCCATACGTTCGCATTGCTTAGTCAAGTCTCGATTTAAAGGAACTGAGAAGTTTAGTTGAAACCCCCAGTTCTCAGATATGACGTAACCATCTTCTGTCTCTGGTTGCGTATCGTTGCCCATATAAAATGGACTAAACGTCATCGTGCTGCCATTACAAGAAACGTTGCTACCAAAGGATTGTCGGCTTGGTGCTCCATTATTTTGAAATTGCACAGCTTGATTGGTCACATTTCCAGTCGCGGCTGCCACGGGGTTACTTACGTTGTCATTCTCAGCTAGTACTGGACTTACTGAGAGAATACAGACAGCGAAGTAGTAGTAGAGTTTATGTTGTATGTTCTTGTAAAGTCGATCTGTTCTACTAAGCCAGCTGACCTCGTTGTTGTTTCTAATGTCCATGGGCTGCCTGCATTAGTCACAGAAAATGTTGTACCAGTTCCTGTGATATCTGCTGATGGAGTTATGTTTGTACCAGACCACGTGTTCACAGCAGCCCCGAAGACCTGACGCTGCTCCGTTTCTGTAATGGTCTGAGTTGTAGTAGTCGTACTATTCATACTCCCTGTTGTGAACTGGGGAGTGACAGTATTGGCTCTAGCCATGCTGGGTGCACACAGAGCTAAAAGCAGAATTAATTTCTTCATGCTTTTGGTGTTGTTTTCTTTGCCATAGGGCATATCGGTGGTTTGCCATTACCGTTCTTTCCGGTAGTCAAACCGAATGTGGCTAGGGCTCCCGTAAAAACGCTGGCTACGAAAGTGATATCGCTATTCCCAGACTTCTTAACCATTGGTATTTCGATGTAGTTCATCGTAATAATGAAACCAGACCATACAACTACACCCAATCGGACCAGAGATCCAAGGATTTCCATTGTATGTTCTTTCTCTTCGCCAATGTCTTTTAATTTTCCGATTAAACCTTTTTCTTTGATTGGCTTATCTTCTTCCATGCTGTTTTAAGTATTGGTTTTAGTGCAGTAACCGCCCATTTAAAAGCTGCTGTAGCCGTAAGGGTGGCTGCTACAGAAACAACCGCAGTTGTTCCAGCCGTTACTAATATTTCGTTTTCCGGGAGAGGCATTTTGAAATCCGTAAATGGGACATCAACTCTCCTTATTCCAGTTTCTGGTTCTTCAGTTGCTTCCGCTTCTACACCTTCAGGTGCCTGCAATTGACTCGGAGGTATAACTAAAGGTTTATAAAAAGGAACCTTACCTGTAGGTAAAGGTATTGATACTGTGTCTATAAAGAATGGACCCGGAAGTTCAAGTATAGGGATTTCCATCGCTCAACATCATATTTATATTGAGAACTACTCTTCTAGTTATATCTGTCTGTCCTACTCCTCGATGGTTTTGGTCTGCCCTAAATAGAAGCAATCTATTTTCGACAGAGCCAACTTTCCCTCCAAATTCAAACTCTGTATAACCATTATTAGTATTTAGGTAATAGATACCTGTCCACGCATATTTATCGTTGCACCAATCATTATCGACATGGTACTTACTAACGTGAGGTTCTTCAGTAATTATGTCAGAATTTAGCTTTATTCTTGTAATTGCTTTCGCTTCTAATTTATTTATTATCGGAGCAATCAGATTATAAAGCTCAAAACTTAAAGGTGTAACGAGTGCATTAAGTGGCATCCATACAGAGTGTCCGTATCTAAAACCATCGTTAGGTTCAACTTTACCTTCTTGGAAAAACCATGGAAAGTCTGGACTTAAAACTTTATCTCTTAATTTATAAAAATCCTCATTACTTAAAAAATCATCGAGTATTCTCATCTAATCATGGTGGGTTTTGGGTAGTCTTCTTTTAAAGGTCTATGAGTAAGTTTCCACAAGTGCTTATGTCTTAGTACATAAAACATTCCTTCTTTTGCACCAAGTATTTGTAGACGTTTGATTCTATGTCTACCGTCTATTAACTTAAGTTTTCTCTTACCATCTTCCCTATAAAGAATCCCGGGATATCGGATTTCACAATTAAGTACTCTATCCCGGTGTTTAGGTTCCTCTAGTTCAATATCATCGAATCTAATGATTGCTAAGTTATTTCCATTGCAGACTTCATACCAATCCTGTAGAAAATATAATCTTCCGTTTAAAGGATTTATTGCTGTCTCATTTATAAATGGAGAATGATTAACTTTCATCCCATTTCCTGATCTCTTCTAGGGTATAAGTTTTGTCGTCTTTAGGGAACGCAGCAAGTAATGCGTCTATCTTTTCATCAATCTTTACTTGATAAGAAGTATCCCCTTTTCTTGCTAAGTAGTCTGCATAGACAACTTCCCACAGCTGGGGTGCTGCAAACTGTCTTGCTTCTTTATATGTAAACTTTCTCTCTTCTTCAGGGGTTAATTGAATCCAATCCTCTGATGCAGTAACTGGAACGTCACTCTGTTTTTCAAACTCATCAAATTTATAGTTATAAGCTTTTACAACATCATAAATTTGTTCTTGATTCATTCCTTTCGTAATAGGAACTGTAGCGACTGACCCATCTTCGTATTCAACTCCGACGGTGTTGACAGTCACATCTTTAATTTTAAATTTTAAATTTGCCATAGTTATTGACCGGCAACGTTGCCGTTTTGATTTAGTGTTACGTAACTTCTATTTTTTATGTAGTATCCAGCTGAACCTCCTCCAGAACCACCGGAACCTCCAGAACCTGAACTACCTCCAGAACCACTTCCACCATTAGTTTGGTTTCCGTTGTTTCCAGTAGCTCCAGTAGCTCCTGTGTCTCCAGTATTTCCTGTAGCTCCAGCACCTCCAGCAGTACCCCATGTACCACCGTTTCCGCCAGTTCCACCTTGTCCTCCGGTTCCACCGGTTCCTCCAGTACCACCTTGTCCGGCATTATTTCCGGGGTTAGCTCCAGATGAACCACCTGAGCCAGATGTACCAGCTGCACCAGCTGAACCATTAGCTTGAGCTTGGTTATGACCTTGACCGTTTCCGCCGGCACCTCCGGCACCGCCATTTCCACCGCCACCACCTGAACCTCCGGAACCTCCGTTGGTATAGACGTTTTCATAACACCACCAATAAGCGTCACAACCTGAGTCATAACATTGGTTGGTATAGCCACCCCAAACTGCATAGGTATGACTAGCCGCGTAGAACCAACAAGAGTTGGTACCGTCAAGTCGTCCGTTGATATATTGATATCTACCGGGACCGTAGTATTTACGGTTAATATGACCGTTTCCTCCGGTACCTCCTCCGCCGCCAGTTCCGCCAGAGCCACCGCTACCACCGATTCCACCTCCGCCACCTCCGGCGTAGATTTGTCCGTTATTGTTAACAGTTACTCCAGTAGATTGGTCGCATTGCATTGCATCGCCACCGCCTGAACCAGCACCTGAAGAGCTACCAGCTCCACCATGCCCGTGGATATTTCCATTGTTATCAATGACTAATGTGCCTGCCATTCCTGAAGGGATATGGAAAGCATCATTACCTGTTGTAGCACCAACAGTTACTCCGGAGTTGATAATAACTCTCTTTGGGACTGTTGTATTCCAATGGGAACTGAATGCAGTTTGTGCATTGAAGTGATTTGTATTGGTGCTTATTATGTGTTGTATTTCATTAACAGCTGAATAGAACTGAGTTAAAGATATCTGTCCAGAAGTTGGGACATTTGTATTATTCCCGGGAACTTCACCGCCGTCACGATAGTACTCAC